TGCGCCGGCGCCGCCTGTGCCGCCATTTACTAGTCTACTAACAACCATGCTGGCACCCACAGCCACGATACTGCTGACCACAGTAAATGCCAGTGTGCCCGCGGTTAAGAAAGCCCCTGCTACTGCTGCTCCAATCGCTGAAAAAATTGCCATATCTTTTAATCCTTTATATACAAGCGTTCTGCTAATCTAAAACCACGCGACTCTAAATTTAGATTGCTGGTAGTTGACATTTCTGTCATGAAATATCCATCAATGCTGTTATTATTTAACAATTCCTGCGCTTGACGTTCGTAGGCAACAAATAACTTTGCCGCACCTACTCGGTGTCTATATTCTGGTTTTACATACCAAAACATTTCTCTCATACTAATTTTTTGTGGGAACCATATGTTAGGTTCTCTTATTGCTGCCAATACTCCCACTACTTTATTGTCCGCTTCGTAAAGCCAAATGTAGCCCATGTGAGTTACGTTGAATAAAATCTTTGCGGCACGAGCCCTATCAAAGCCATAGTCAATGTGATCTCCATATGCGCCTTCTCTAAAGTAATCTTCTAGTAAGTCACATATGGCTGCGAAGTCTGGTCGTTGTGCCTGTCTAATCATATTAGTCGTATGGGTTGTAATTGTCTGCTGGAGGGTTTTTACTGCTGTCAGCACTGCCACCACCGCCGCTGCCTGCGCCACTGGTAGTGTTGCCACCTGCGTCTTTACCAAAGTCAAACTGTGCGTTGTGTAGTGTTTCAATACGATTCATTGATTTGTCTGCGACAACACCCGAACCTAATACCAAATTACCCCAAACACCTTCGGCTGCGCTGAGTGTAATTTGTCTATCCAAATATCTATAGTTATAACTGCCGCGGTTTGTTCTACGACCACTTACACGATTTTCCAATACGCTTAATATGCTACTACAAGTCAGCGTAATGTTATGTGTAGTGCTGGGATTGGCGCTGTTTTGATCCATGTCTTCCTGCACAGCATAGTTATTGATAATACCATTGAAACGTTGGAATATTTGTTTAATGCCACTTATTTCCTGCACTAATTGTGTAGTAGGATCAAAGAACACACGATAGACTTTGATGTTGCCACCTTTAATCTGTGTGTCTAATATTAGATCCAAATAGCCTTCAGGAATAGCACTCAGCGTTATAGCCAATTCATCTACTGCGTTTTGTAAGTTGTTTTGTATTTCACCTATGCTGAGAAAAGCACCGCAGGCAATAAATCTGTCTTCAAAAGCATCACCAGGATTTAGGTAAATGTCTTTGTAGCAATTACTGATGCGATAAGTGCGTTCTACTTTTGGGTTTGTATCGCCAGGTGCTTGCGGCTCTTGTGTAGTAAATTCTACAAGAGTGCCGTGCTCAATGACAATATCACCTAATGCTGGTATTGGTGTTGGCATTATTCAATGACCTCCACTGCTTCAAATTCGCCGCCGAATTCCATTAGTTGGCCTGGTAAGATTCTATGCGTGGGCATCTTAGTTAAAACAACTTGCCATGTCACACCGCGGCCTACAATTACTTGTTGTGATGTAGGAGTATAGCTGGCTTGTTGAATATAACCTCTATCCACTATGGCTTTTTTAGTTGAATTAATGTATTGACTAACTACGTAAGGATACTTATGACCTACAGGCTGAAATATGTCTCCAGGACGCAACAAATCGTTGACTGCACCTGTGCCAGCAAATGTAAATTCATTACCGTTGACAGCACTGATTGTAACATTGTTTAATCTGTTATTCCCGGAGTTAAATGTGCCTAGGCCCATATAGCCCATGGCCCATGGTAAATTGTTTAGATTAATTTCGTGTATCTCTTGTCTATCACCATTAATCAATGGCTCTAGTCGCTGACGCCAGTCTGCCCATTTATAATAAGCCTGTGGCACTATGGTAAAGCGCCATGGACGCACCCAATTTCTGCCAGCAACAAACACACGGCCACTGCGAGCCATTGTGGTTGCTACTAGCTTTGATCTGTTAAATTCAATTGCCTGAGCATTGTTTACTATGTGTTGTAAACTGTTTGATGTTAAATTAAAAAATATGCTAAAAGCCATTATCTTCTCCTACCTGCATTAGGCAAACCTTTACGTCCTTGTTCGGTGACGCTGTATATAAACTCTGGATCACGAGCAACCATACTTCTAAAACTGCTGGCATCAACTGCTTGTATGTTATATGTAACCACAGTTTGATTGCTGCCACCTAGTGCTTCATTAGGCACTATTGTGCTGGCATTGCGAGGAATCATCAATTCTGGACCACGCTCGCCTACCAATATTGGTTTACCTATGCCAGGATTACCGCCATTAGCAAAGCCAAATATTTTACCTATGCCGCCGAAGATGCCGCCCAGGAAGCCACCGCCTCCTCCGCCGCCACCGCCAAATAGACCTGACAACATCTTCTTGGCTTGTATTCTAGCAAAGTCAGCGATAATGCTGTTAGCCAAATCTTTGAAACTTATCTTGCCTGTTTGAACAAACTTGACAAACGCATCTTCAAAGCCTTTGGTAAATGTTTCAAAGTATGTTCTACTTTGGTTGGCTGCGTTGAGTGCGTCTTCTGCGTATTTGCTAAAAGCATTTTCCCAACCAAATTCAAAACTATCACGTATTGCTTGGTCTTCTGCCACTGACTTTTGTTTAAGTTCAATTAACTTATTGATACCTGCGGTAGCATCATCTATTTCACGTTGACGACTTTGACGCAGTTCTTCACTGAGTTTCTTTTCATCACCATAACGATCCGCAATTTCACGTAGTTTGCCCTGTAGTTGATTGCGTCCATCGATTTCAATGCTGATTCTACGACGAGCACTTTCGCCAATAGCACGATCCAAATTAAGTTGTTCTCTAACACCCGCAGTAAAGTCTTCACCTTGACGTTGTAAGTCACGAGCAAATGCCAATGCGTTATACTTGGCTGTGGCTTCATCTAATGCCACTGCTTGCTGTCTTAGCGCATTTGTTTCAGCATCTGTTTTACGTGCGAATGCTTCTGGGTTGCTGGTCTTTAACTGTTCTAGTTTTTCCAGTTCAGTAAACTGTCGGCCCAAGATACTTGTTTCCAAACCAATTAATGTTGTATTGGTTTCTCTGGCAATGCGTTCTGCTGTTAGCGTGCCTGTTAGTCTATCACGCTCCACAGCCTGTGCTCGTAGTTGTTCAATCTCGGCTGCTGTTTTATTTCTAAAGTCACCTGCTGCCTGCGCTTGGTTAAACTTTTCTTGTTCTGTTGTGCTGTAACCTAAAACTTGTGCGCGGAGATTTTCCAAGTCTACTAACTGCTTTAGGTTTTGTAGTTCAATGCGATCCTGTGCCGCACGATCTTGTTTAGCCTGTAGAGCAGCAATGACACCTGACACTTCTGCTTCTGTTCTGTCTTCTATGGCCTTAATCTGTTGATTGTATATAGGTATTAGATATTGTTCATCCTTGCCCAAACTGGCACGCTTTTGTTTCAATTGGTCAATAGTGTCTGCCACTTGTTGACGAACTTCATTGGTAGTTCTAAGAACTTCTGCTTCTGTATCACTTAGGCCAATGGCTTGACGATCCAAGTTAAGTTGTTCTCTACGCTTTTGTAAGTTGTCCTGTAGTGCCAAGCCTATTTCTTGTATTTGTTTAATGGCATTGCTACGTGCTGTGGTATCTACATCTCTGCCTGCGTTTGCGGGGCTTGAATCCATGCCACCACCGACAACGCCAGCACCTGTGGCCACTGCTACGCCTTCGCCGGGCATGGCTAATCTATTCTTGTTTAGTTGATCCAGTTTGGCAATGCGTTCTCGCTCTTCACGAGCATCACGAAGTTTCTTAACTAAATCATCAGCACCTAGGACATCTGCTAATTTGTCACCGGCAAAGCCGCCGGCTAGTCCACCCAATAACGTGCCCAATGGCCCTAATGCGCTGCCTAATGCTGCACCTAGGCCTGCTCCACCCAGTGATCCTATCAGTGATATCACGCCCTCTGTGACTCTACTTAATATATTCATGGCAGCATCGCCAAAGTTGTCAAATAATTGGCTTGCTGTATAGATACCAGCGCCGATACTACCAATTAATACAACCATGCCACGTAATGCGGTTAAAAATCCGCCGGATACTCTAAATGCGCTGGTTAATGCCTGTCCCCATGTTCTAGTCTTGGCTGCTACTTGGCCGGCAGCATCGGCCGTGGCTGCTATCGGCGCTCTAAATTTACCTAAGGCTGTTATTATAGCGGCAGCACCTCTACCAATAACGCCAATGTATCTTACTACTAACAATAAGCCGCCCACTGCGCCCACAGCAGCCAAGGCCACTGCCAATAATTTAACTGTGGTTATTAGACTATCAATTTCTTCTTTGCTACGGCTCAGTGTGTCAGCAAACTTACTAAACTGTTCAATAATGGGCGCAAAGCCACTTAACAATGCTAGACGTAGATTGGCAAATGCCTTTTCCAGTTTACCATTTAGTTCTGCGGCTTTAGCAACACTGGCTGCGTAAGCGTCACCTTCACCACGTGTGGCTTTTAATTCATCTAATAACTGTCTAGGATTAACTGTTCTAAAACTCTTACCAAAGAACTCTACCATTAAGGCTGTGCGCTGTGCGCCTGCTTCCATTTTGGCCAGTTCTTCCAGCGTAGAGATCATGAACTGCTCATCGCTTTGTGTGCGTAATTGTTCTAACGTTAAACCTAGGCCTAGGAATTTGTTCTGTGCTTGTATGCTGCCTTCAGCGGCATCATTAATTGCCTGTGTAAACTTAATGATACCTGTTGTAGCATCTGTAGGTGCGCCACCACTTTGCTCCAATGCTGTTCTAAATTCTACAAGTCTGCCCACAGCAATACCAGTGCTGTTGCTTAGATCATCTAATTCATCTGCTAGAGCAAATACACTACGACCAATGGCAGCAAATGCGGCACCTGCCAATACTGTTTTTAATCTACCAAATTGCTTGCTAACGCCATCAATAGTCTTGTCCAGTTTATTGATACTGCGTTCACTTGACTCGGCAAATTGCTTAGTGGCTCGTTCCGCTGTTTTGACATCATTAAGGTATTTTTTGTTGTCTACTTCTAAAACAACACGGATATTACTTGCCATATCACAACCCCTTTAATCTACGATCCACTTCTTTTTGGATCCATTGTTCTGTGGGCCCTGTCATTCCTTGACGAGCCTGCTTACTACGACCATCATCTAACTGCTGACTGTAGGCATAATCAGCAATAATTTTTGTGTCTCTTAATACTGTATTTCTGCGAGCATTGCCACTACGCACAGGTGTATTCTTAACAAACTCTGCGTGTGCGTCTTCAGGTAGACTGTCAAATCTTTTAACAAGACTCTGCATCTGTTTATTAAAACTGCGTAGGTCAATCTTTGCCATGTAGTATATTCAATAAATCGTCCTGAGTATAATCTGTGGGATTGTATGCTGTGTTTTTACCGCTTGCTTTATCATTTAAGTAATTACGATAGCCTATAGCAGTATCGGCAACAAAGATATCAAAAGTAGTAGCATTACGCATAACTTCACTTGGTAATTGTCCATATCTTTCTGCCATTGTATCAATCAATATAATCATACTCAGTTCAGCAGACCCCTCTGGGACCTGCTCTTGCGTTACTTTCCCAGGCGTTCTACCACAGCACCAATAACTGTAATCATTACATCGTTGGGTAGTGCTTCGCCTTCTTTGACAACTTTAGTGCCATCTTCATTTAGAATCAAGTCATTGACCATGCGGATCATTTCCCCATAGTTATCTGTGCCTGTAGTTGCCATTTTAATAAACTGGTCAATGGGCTGACGATCCCAAATCCAAAATTCTAGTTCGTCTCCATAGACTTCAACAATCTCAGGTTTGTCTATAGTGACTTTAATTAGTTGCGGCTTGCTAGCCAATTGTGTAAGTTTCAATGCCATATCTTATTCTCCAATCTTATCTTTTAAGTGATGTATTACGCTTAATAGAAAGCGTAAGCGAGCGTCTGCTTGTTCTAGATCTTTTCTAGCGCATTTTACTTCTGCTATAGCTTTGGCTGCTTCAGCCTCCATACTGCGGAGAAGTTGCTCTGTGTTTAACGTATCAAAAATCATAATCAGTCCTCCAGGACATGAATATTTAGCCATAAAAAAGGCACCCGAAGGTGCCTAGGCCACTTGTCTCCTAATATTAGGATGCTAGTGTAGAAGTGAACTTGATGTAATCGCCGTTAACTTCAACAGTGATTGGACTTACCCAAACTGGGCTGTCCGCACTTACTGTAGGTGCTAGAGCACTGATAAAACCTGTGCCCATGAGCACGTTTTTATCAATAACACCTTCTGGAGCGATTAAGAATGCAATCGCTGTTCTGTCGTTGGACAGTTTGAAGATGCCGTCATCGTCTGCTAGAGCGCCACCACCGGTTCCCCAGAATGTGGTTGGATCTAGAACGAAGTTGCCGCTTAGACTGTTAGTGGCGTTAGTTGTAATAACGTTTTCACCACTCTGGTCAAGCTGCTTCCAGCGGAATGAACCGTTGGCGTTGTTGATGGTTACGTCTTGTAACCCGGGCACTACGATTGGACCATTTGCTGTTGTTAATGTAATTGCACCAGTAGATGCGTTTACAGCAGTATAAAAGTCTGCTTCAACAGGAGTTCCAGGAGTAGTAGCATCCGCGTCTTTGATAATGAACAACTTTACGCGGTTTAATGCGCTTGATGCGTTAATATAAGCCATGTGCTTTTTCCTTATGCTATTTGGTAATATCTATACTCAAACTCATAGACAACTCTGTCGTCATCTATTGTAGTGGTATAGTCAAACTCTTTTCTAAAAGAATTTGTAATGTCTGCTTGCTTTAGTGCGGCACTGATTGTAGTAAGTGCCGCGTCTAAATCCGGATTGCGGTTCTTTGCGTCCACTGCTAGGTAGCCACGAACGTAGGTAATCTGTTGATTTACATCGCTGGATTCATCCAGTGTGTTGATGAGAATATCCTGCTCTGTGAAAGGTTCATCGAGATAAACCTTACGCATGTTGCGAATATAGTTAGCACTACCGCCTTGTTCAAACGGCAACTCTTGACTAGTCTTTATGGAACCGGTTAAGTTTGCTGTTAAAAAATTAAGTAATTGTGCTCTCATCTTACTCTCACTAGGTTAACACGATTGGGCTGCTTTTCGGCAGTTTCAACTGTGCCATCTGCGTCATAATCATACCAGGATCCATCTTCAACTAATTCTTTAAACAAAGCCATGAACTGGTCCTTGTTAAAGTTAATCTTAGCAACATCTGCTTCGTTACTCCAGTCTGCTACACGTGGTAACAAGTATTCTGCCATAACAAAGTAAATGTTTAGATCTTTGAAATCTTGCTCGCTGCCTTTGATTCTCAATGGGTTAACATCTGGAAGCAGTCTTAGGTCGCGCTGCAAACTATTGTCTCTTTTGAATTGATAGTCTGCCCACCAGCCAGTGGATTTTAGTTTTGATAAAATCCTATCACTGGCCTGTGCAAGAAGGTCGTTTACCTGTAATTCAGTGATGCCTTCATTGGCTTCAAAGAAACGCTGGTCCCTAGCAGTTACTTCACTGTAAACTGCGAAACTTACAAATGCGTTATTAACAATATTAAATGCCATCTGCTAGGGTCCTTCCTTAATTAGTCTGTTGCAGAACCAACAATTTTCACACCATGGCTATTTTGTAGAATAACCTGGCCTGTAACAGCAGTCATCATTACATCTGTAGCGCGAGCCGCTGCTTGGCGTTGTGTTTCCATGCTGATACCACCACGCATCGCGTGACCAATAGCAGTAGGAGCAAAAACTGCACCAACCATATTCAATTCACTGTCAGCATCACCGTCTAGATCGCTCTTGACCAATGTGCTTTCAAAGATTGTGCATCCACCGATTGTGCCGATGAAGCCACGCTCTAATACGCCGCTGCCCAATGTGCTAGCAGTAGCAACAGTGCCACCTGCGTTGTAAAGTGCCTTCTTCAATTGTAGTGCTTGACGAGGACCAACAACAGCAACTAGAGGACCAGTTACTTTGGCTTGACGCAAAGTAGCGATAGCGTCAAAAATGTTGTCAACAGTGATTGCACTGTCTTGTGTGCCCACGCTGGCGCTGAAACTATTGAACAAGTTGAACACGTCAGCGTCCATCTTTTCTGCCATAGCGCGACCTGCGTTTAAGCCTAGGTCAGCGATAACATCACGTTGTGCGCTGTCACGTAGGAAGTCACTGACTTGAACGTAAACACCGATTTCACCCAATGTTAGGTTAACGCTTTGTGCGTTGCTGTTTTGTGGAGCATTAGGAGCAGTTCCTTCAGTTAAACCAGCGGCTGTTAGGCTGCTGTAAACTGGGATCTGCAATACTTTACCAGCGTTTGCTGGATAGTCAAATGCTGTGACGATTTGACGAGCAATACTGTTTTCAAATGCTGCGAATTGAGCATCGCCCAATAGTGCTGTGAAAACATCGCTCATGCCGCCTGGGTTAGACTGGGCGTTATATGCACCGGAATTGTGTGCCATGTTATATTTCCTTTATAAATTACTTGCGAAGACCTCTGTGGTCCGCATACATTTTTCTATGTTCAGGATTCTTGAAATCTAATTGTGATACATCTAGTTTGTCTTGTGTAAATCCAACGTTGCTACGAGTTGCCGTAGTGCTAGGGGTTGGTTGAACGAAATGAGGATTCTCACTTAACCAAGACTGCACGAATGTGTCTACGGTTAGTCGTTGACCTTTATCATCGTATTTGACTTGTCCGTCTTTATCCAAAACTTCTACTTCGCCGTCAGCACTCAAACGAATGTTGTTGCGAATTAGTGCTTTGACTTGATCCGGATTTACTGCGCGATAACGAGCAGCGGCATCTACGATAGGAGTGTTTAAACGGAATTCCTCTATTAGTCTATCACGCTTTTGAATTTCCATGTCTTTCGCAGACAGTTTTTCCTGAAGCACTTTTTCAAATTCACCACGCTTGAGTTGATAGTCCTCTTTACTTTTGCGATGTTGTTGAACAATGTCGCGCAGTTCGTCTGGATCACCTAGGTCTTCGTAACGACTAGAATATTTTTTCTCTAATTGAGATTTAGTTCTTGCCATTAGCGCATTGACCTCATCTTGCGTAAATGTCTTTGTAGCCTGATTGTTGTCTATAGAGTTATCAGTATTCTCTGTTGTAGCCGATGTATTGTCGGTCATCGTAACCTCGCCTTCTTAAGAAGTTAAAAATTATGACATATCAATATGTCTATATGTTATTTAGTTTAATTATTCCACTATTATTGGCACCCACTTGGCGCACCAATATTCGGGTCTAACTACTGCGTTATTCCATACGCTACATTGTTTATTGGCAGGATTGTATGCCGCACAATTGTCACAGCGTTCGCTGCCTTTAGCCAAGTCATATGCGTCAGGCAAATCTAGAGGAATAAGTTCTCCATCCGGATACGCATACTGCTCGTTTTCTTGCTCGCCTTCTGGACTGCCCACATACTCTAACAGTTCTTCTTCGTCAATGTCCACAAGTTCCAATAACTCATGGTCAATAGCACGTTGAGCAGCAAGATCTGTGACCACTGATTTGACTTTGAGTAAGTTATCCAATTCTCTGCCGGTATCACGCATACTGAAACTATCTGGATATTCAACGGTGCCTGTCCATGGCATACCCAAATATACACCAACCCATTGCCATATTGATTCCTCGGCCAATTCCAAATTATCTGCTAGATTGCTTAGGCGTGCGTTTAGTAATTGAAATTCTGTTTCCAACGCAACACCTGATATGTCACGTGTCTCTGTAGCACGAACTGATCCCACGTTAGCCATGCTGTCAATCATCTTTTTGTGTTCATTGATACTGTTGTATATTTTATCAATAGGAGCACCACTGAACTCTAAAATATAGGGTTTTAATTCCGGTGCCAAGTTATCTGGCAAGCGGATTAGACTTCCAGCGCCTGTGCCAATATCAGTGTCAGCAGTGGCAGCAAGACTGGGATGAGTATCCAATCTAATGCTTTCATAAACTTCGCTTTGTTCATTATAAATGGCACGTTGTTGATCGGCAATGTCGTCAATGATACTAATGCCAATACCGCGAACAGGACTGCGCTCTGCGTATACTAATACAAACGGCACTCGACCTAGTTCATTGATTTCTTCTGTGACATCAACGGCTTCTGCCTTCTTACTGTTGATAGTTGTTTTGATGATAACGTCTTGGCTGTATTCTGTGACAACTTGTAGTGTGTCATTAATCTCTTCCAGAAACTTAACCATTGTTAGTTCATAACTGCCGTTGGGTTGACGTTGCCATGTCCAATCTGTGACTGCTAAAGGGCTGTAAACACTTAGATATGGTCTCACGCCCTGTGCCAATTCATCGGCAAGTGTTACAGCATTGGCGCTGGGCTTTGAAACAGCCACCCAGCAGTGTCCAAATACTTCACTCCAAGTGCTGACGTCTTTCATGAATTGGTCCATGTTGCGTCCATCCAAGTCAGCATCTTCCAACATGGCTTCTACTCTAGGATCATCTTCAAATGTGCCCAGTTCACGCTTTGCTGGAACTCTAAATAGAAAACTGTTGTATAAACTTACAATGCTTTTACATTGATTGTCTAAGGGAGTGCTGATTAATCTGCGACCGTATTCGCTGTCGCTTTCCAGTGCGTAACGATGTAGGTAAGCACCTTTACGGTATTCTTCGCCACCCATGTATGAGTGAAGTAAGTAGGTCCAACGGTCTCTGTTTCTGTTCCAAAGATAATTGGAAGTTGTAGCCCTTGCGTAGGCTTCTGTTAAAATAGTCTGCATAGGTGTTCCTTGCTAATGATATATTTAGCGTTATCGCACCGTCCATCTTTGCGGCGCTTGTGGTATTACAGGTTTTACTATTGGGAAAACAAACTGTATTAGATAAGTTAGGGCATCAAACATGTGATCCCAGCCACTGTCCTTATCTGGCTGACTGCTTTCTTCTTTATATGAATAGTTTTGTAGACTCTTAACTGTGTGCTTACATTTAGGGTCTATATAGAATTTAGTAGTTGCGTCATCTTTGACATGAAACAAACTATTGGCAGCATTTATTCTGTCTTTGATTTGCGGATGCTGTCTATGGTAAAGGCATTTGAAGCCAGCCATTTCCAATAGCTTTATGTCGGTGTTTCCATTGGCCGATGTTTTACGTTGAACACCCGCAGGATCCGGATATACTGTGATAGGATTTTTAGCATAACGACTTTTTATCTCTGCTATCATTTCTTCTGTGTTGGTATTCTGCATGTAGATTTCATCTATTTGATGTAAGCCATCTTTAGTTCTAACGCATATGGCTGCTGTGCCTGGACTTACGTTAAAGTCCATGCCAATATGTAGTGGAGTGTGTGCTTCTATTTGTGGGGCAGTTTTAAAGTTGTGCTCACCGAATGCGTAACTGACAATACCTTTATACTGTTCAAATGTAGCAAGGAACTCTTGTGCGAATGTTCTAGCATCCAAATCCTGACGAGCAGCCTCAACTTCTTCCTCAGGAACATTACCGCCATCAATAGTAGTAAACTGGAAACTTACCCAGTCCTTTTTACTCTTGCCATTGTCATACAAATCTTTGGCCCAGTTAAAGCCCTTGGGTGTGCCTAGAAATAAACAATCTCCAGCGGTGTCTGCTAGAGTAGGGCGTAATACTTCATACCATGCTTCTGGATCAATGTCCGCAAACTCGTCCATACAGATAAAGTTAAGTCCCACGCCTCGTAGACTATCATAGTTGTCTGCTCCACGCAAACTTATTTCGCTGCCATTTACTAACTCCAAGGTGAGATCTTGCTCATTTACTTTTTTTACCCAATTAATGGACAATAACTTCTTTTTAAGTTTTTTCCAAACAATCTGTTTCGCCATACGGTAAGTTGGAGCGATATACCAACACTTTTGATTGGGATAACGAGCATATTTTGCCAGTTCGCGTATTGCTAGGTGTGTTTTACCAAAACGGCGGCCACATACAGCAACACGGAATCTAAATGGTGCGTCTGCGATAAGTTTTTGTGCTTTACTCAGTGCCATCTAATTGTTTTAATTCATCACGCATATCCGCCATCTGTTCTTCAGTGGGTTTTTCATCTTCATCATCTGTGAAAGGTAGAACTTTGTTGTTGTCTGTAGTCATACCCGTGTCACTCATGCCCAGCATGTTCTTAGCTAGGAAGATTTGAACTGCGGCATTCAAATTAACACAAGCATTTTTAAGCATGGCTCTGCGTAAACTGATCTTCAGCGTTTCTCGGCCCTTTATTAAATTTTCGCTGAAGTTATATCTAATGGCTTGTTCTGTGACTCCAAACCAATTGGCTATGTCAGTGTTGGTGCAACCTAATGCGGCCAAGTCTTCAACTTCTTGAGGTGGTATAACAACATTGTTACGCCCAACAATTTTACCTTCAACGGTTTTTTCACCCCAAGCGTTGGCTTTACCCTGTGACATTAAATGAATAATCCTAGTATTTTATAGACTGCGTAGGCACAGCCTAGGATCAGTGCCATGGACAGCAATCCATTTACTAACTTAAAACAGCGAATCTTTTCGTCCATGATCTGCTGTTCTTTTACTAATTGTGAATCTAATTTCATAGTATGTCCTTTAACTTTTTGATTTCCTCATGAGTAAGGAACATTTCAAATTTGCTGTCTAATACACTTTGACTTAGAAACTCTAAGTGCCATTGATTAGTTGCTTGAATCCAAGTCTTTGAGACTCTTAACTTATAATCTTCTGTGTTGATTATATCTTTGCTTAACTTGTCTTGTGTCATTTTATATTTACCCTTATAAAACTTTAACTACTGTAAAGTCTTCGCACATAAAATATTCATTTAGCTTATTAGCTAAATTTCTTGCTGGGGCTGCACTTACATAAGTTGTTCTCATGTATTTGAAGTCTTCGCCATGAACGTTTAGTCTCAGTCTTTTGACATTTATTGCTTGTTCTTTATACAACACTGACCATAAGCCCGGTGCTGTAAGTATTTCTATGGTCAAGTAATCGTCTACGTTTATTCTATCAATTAAATTTGCTTTTGGGCGTGCCATTAATAATTCCTTATAACGAGTTCTGTGCCTCGTTGTTTGTTTGTTCTGCTACTATTCTGTTTGCTAATAGTATAAGTTGTTCTGCGAAACCGGTCTGTGGGAAACCAATCATTTAGTTCATCAAAATCATAATAACTTAATGCAAACTGCCCTTGTATGTTGTTTAGACATTTAGCAAGTTCTTCATGCTTTTCTTTACCAAATGCCTGTGTGTAGTAATGTTCTTTTTCATAGTAAGGAGGATCAATGTAAAAGAATGTGTCATGGCTGTCGTATTTCTTTATTACTGCTATACAATCCAAGTTCTCCACTGTAAGTCGGCCGAGTCTATTTGTTATTTTTGGATCACTGAGTTTCTTTAGTAATGGATTCAGTCCATGTATGTTTTTCTTATCAAAATATATGCTGCTGTTTAATCCCAGTGTGTTGCCTGTGAAACTTTGAACTTCCAAGTATAGATATTTGGCTGCTGTCTCCAAATTTAGTTCTGGCTTAACATCACCAAATATGTCCTGTTGAAATTGTCTGTATAGTTCAGCGTTTTGTTGCGGCCATGCCATTAGTTGCTGTTTTACTTGTTCTGGATCTTTACTAAACTCTGTAAAGATATTAGCCAAATAGGGATTGTAGTCGTTATACACATTCTTCATTGCTCTTTGTGCTGTTTGACTTTTAACTGACACCCATCCTGCTCCACCAAATACATCTACAAATGTTGTAAACATAAATGGAAATAGTTTATCAAGATGTTTGATGTGATGTGCTTTGCCACCTATATATGGAAACATTAGGGCATCCTTGTTAATATGCTTTTGAGATCTGGCATAACAATATTTGCCAATGCCCAGTTTTGCTCTTCCCAGTATATGCTGTAGTAATCAAATTCCATGTTAAATGTCATACTACGAGCAAATCTTTTACAAACTGTTTGTAGTTCGTCGTCTGTTTCTTCATCCAAATCAGCAAATGCGTAAGTGGCTATTCTAGTTTCAATAATCATAAGTCTTCTCCAAACATAGCCCATCTAACTTTTCTGTTATTTCTTTTTAGTTCAAAGTGATTGGGATTACAACATTCTTGATTATGACAACTCAGTGTAATAGCGTAAGGACTAACATCTTCATTGGTATGACTCATATAAACTAATCTACGTGCCTGTGTCATTTGCTGTTTACCATTTTTCCAAGCACCCATAAGTGCTCCAGTAGGACTCATCGCTCCGTGATATCGCCAACATTCATTGATATCCAAACTGACTTCAATCTTTGACCATAGTCTAGCATCATCCCAGCCCCAGACACCAATTTCTTTATAGCCAGGTTTAGTTTTATGAACTTGTCCCAGTGCTGGCATTATTGTTGTTCCTTGATCATGGTCATTAGTTGGGGATTTTCATGTAAGCAATGAACTAGGGCCGCGGCCATTGTGTCCACTTGCTGTTCTGTGAGGCATTGATTCATAGTCATTTCCCAAATATGAAATATCTCGTGAAATATTGTTTGAAGACGAACCCATCCAGTGAGATCTGGATCAATGATAATAGTATTTGTTTTTGGATCGCATAAGCCAAGGCAATCCACTAGTTCTCGTGGCTCGGCATTTCTTATTTCCCATGTTTGCGACATAAATTTAATCTGCATGTGTTTGTTCCTTTGTAGTATTTACCTATTTCGTCATTAAATGCTTATCTACAGGAAACTTATAAAGTCCTAAAGGACTTAAAACTCATCAATCACTACGCTATCGCTTCGTTCTTTGATTTCGTTTTGCTTATAAGTTCTTTCTTTCAAAGGGAGATTATTGATTTAACTAACCAATGTTAATTAGATATGACTGGTGGTTGATTCGTAGTGATGGCTAATGTAGTGCGGGTCTAAAAAACCAGGCACCAAATTAACTATCCTTCGCTACCAGCTTAACTAACATTGGTTAGTCTCATCTTAATTAGCGACCGCAATAACAACTTTTCAGCGGGAGACGCTTGACTATGTAACTCCCCAGGAAGATGAATCCTGTGTTCTGGCATGCCGTTGTTATCGTAAGTTGTATCGCCTTTAGAGCAATAACTATTGCGGGATCTTACGCAACGCCCAATTCTTTAGCCATCATATTGTAACTGGGATTTTTCCGTTGTTTTTGTTTGGTGTGGACTCCACCGTGCCTAAATTATGCCTGAATTTGTTTGCCTGTATTTTACTTAGTTTCTAGATATACTTTTTTTACTTCTGCTTTATACTTAATATACTCATCTCTGCCATTACCGATTCCCTGACGACGAATGCCTCTTAGGTATAGTCGTTCTGCTCGCTTAACCGAATTATTAATTTTTTCTAAATGGATTTTGGTAAGACTTTGTCTGCGTATAATTACTCGTTCTTCTAATGCACCTAACATTGAGATATCACTGCTGTCAAAATAATCATAGACGCAACTTAATCTAATGTCTTGAAATAACTTTACATCATCGGGACTAGGATGATTCAATAATAATTCTTCTGTTAGATTATTTTTGAACAACCAATCTTTAACTTTAAGTTTATGCTGTTTTTGTTTTTTAGTATCAGTTTTAGCTATTTGCCAAGTGCCACCGATATCTTTATGCTGTCGTTGCTCGGCAGCTTTACGCCAAGCACCATCTTCAAATCTTTGCCATACATTTGTCATAGTGTATTACCTGTTAATATTAAAAACAATATTTGACTGTCTATAAGACCCTGAGTTGTTTCTGCGTCAGTGTCTTCAAACTCTGTTTCCAAAGAATATTTCAAGCACCAAAGCAAACGTTCTTCATCTGTGTAATTGTAAATCATATTATTCTCCAAATAGTTTTTTGTATTGTTTATTTTGGCAATAACGGCTGTATGTTATTGGCCCTTGACTGGCCATTGGTGCCCAATCTAACACACTTTGTCCTAATTCACTGGCGGCAACTGGCGGGCAGTGTTCAACTTGATCCACTAACCAAACAAAGGTATTTTTCTTAATGCTGTTTATTTCAAAATGATTTTCATTGATTTGGTCTGCGGCTTTGACAACCCAGTCCCACCATTCAGCATAACTTTTCTGTGTTAGGTGCTGTTTTTTGTAAGCATCGCAGGCTAATACGATGTCACGCATTTCATCTAAATGCGGAGTTGTTAAATGTAGTTCCATTTTTGTTTCCTTTATATAAGAGGGATTTGCCTTCCTCATTGTATTTATATTATACAACAGTTTTCACTGTTTTACAAGTGAATTTTTGCCCAAAATAAAACCCCAAACCATATGCCGATTTGGGGTTTTACCAGACAGGACATTGCGTCTTGTCCTGTTAGAAGCGGCTCTTTTAACACACTTTGGCAAATACAATAAAGGAATAATTTGCTTCTAACAATATTATTTATCACACTTTTCTTATTCTACTCTGCACCTATGTTGTGCTGGAAAACCAGGACATTGGAAACTTGAACACACTATCCAATGTGTGCCTTCATCTGTGACGATTTTGGTTCTAGTGTTTGTGTCTGGACAATCACTACCACCTCCGCAGGCTGTGATTAGTAATGTGCTGGCGATTATAAGGATTGATTTCATTTGGCTGTTTCTTTACTGCTGAATTTAGAATGAATGTGGTCAATTGCCCAAGCGGCCATCCAGACAAAGACACAAACACCAGCGGCATAAAATACTGCCCACATCAATACTGGATACATAAACATGCCCTGAAGAATGTATGCTATAGGAGCTCCAATAATTAAAAGTGCCAAAATTGTTTTTAACATATTATTCCTTGACCAGTAGTGCTACCAAAATAAACTTCAGTGTTGCCAGCATCATTAATGCCACACCAGCAATCTCGTGAATGGCACCATTGGCTGTGGTCATAACAAATATGCCTGCGATGTAGGCAAGAATGCCTGTAATGCCAGTCGCTATACAAATAAAGTCTTTCATTATACTACCTCGCCTTGTTCATCACTGACTTCTTCTTCGCCAAAGAATTCAAAGGTTGCGTTTTTAACGCTGTCATAGATTTTGGTATTAGCAACATCAACAGCAGAATCTGCTGTGTCTGCTTCTACTTCTATTTCAATTGCTACCACTGTGCGAACTTTAAATTTAGCCATAATTTCCTCTGTGTGTGTTAAAAGTATATTATACAATAAAAGTGAATTTATGCCAATTTAATTTTGAAATCTGCTTTTTCACGCATTGGATACTTGACCCATTCGTGTCCATTTACATCATCAAAACTTTCAACTTCAACTCCATTGGGATAAGTGATAAGTTCGGCACGATCCTCGTCCTTGAATGTAATGTGAAGTTTATCCCATTTAATGTAATAGGATTCAATAGCGTCGGGGTCAATACCAAGTTTGTCCAAGTCCCAAGTGCTTGAACCAGTAGTGTGCTTTTTGCTGTAGAATGCTGTGATAGTAGCCATTTTGAACTCTCTCTGTGTGTGTTATGTAGCGAGCACCTTACTCGCTACATTTACTATTATACGCCTTTTGGTGATTTGTGTCAATTAAACGGGATTGATTTCATCTGTAATACTTTGTATTACTTTAACAATCTTAAACTGGTCAGCCAGCATCCAAGATTTGAATTGGTTGCCTTTGTAAGTGCCCTGACGATGTTCACCGAATAGAATCCTGGCGTCATCTACTGTGGCACAATCTGGAATGTGGTTATAACGAAACCAAAGACCTTTGGAGGGGCTTAGACGCCACACTTGATAAAATGTTCTCATGCTAGATCCTTCTTAATAATATAATAGTGTTCGGGCCACTTACGCATCCAGTAATGAACTGTATAATAACTAACACCTGCTACCCTGCTAACTTCCATAACACTGGGAAAAATACCATTTGGAGTCATGATAGGTTTACCAGTTACATTAAGGTCTCGTTTACGCAGTTTAGCGGCTTCACGCATCTTAACACGAGTCTCTTCACTGACTACATAATCTTTGCGTTTGGTAGCCCAAGCCTTCTTACCTGCTTCACTTACTTTAGCACGAGTTTCGGCACTGGCCTTCTTACCACGATTTATCTCACGCAGTTTAGCACGAGTCTCCTCAGTGACAGTCTTACCTTTATGAACAGCACTAATCTTAGCACGAGTCTCGGCACTACGCACTCTGCCTTTATGTGCTTGGCCGATGCGTTCTATGATAGTAGGATCTTTAAGCCTAGCCAGTTTAACAGCATCGGCAATACGTTGCTTTAGTGTAGGGTCATTAGCATAAGTCTGTCTAACGATTACACTATGACGAGCCTTATACTCATCGTTAAACACGAACTTCTTACCAGTAAGATTAGCTTTAGCTTTAGAAGAAGCCCTTACGGGCTCCTCCGTAATCTTAGTCGTGTCTTTGGTTAGATAACGGTCACGCCAGCCCATTATGCTACCTCCAACTCATCTGCTGTCTTCAGCATAACACGACGAGCCAAGCGTGTCCAGTCTTTAAGAGCAGGATCAGTGCGTAAGTCCATGAGTTCTAACATATGACGGATACTCATCTCCTTGAACTTACCCAAACGCTCTACTGCCCAAGTGAACACTTCTACAATCTGCTCATCTGTAGCATCTGGGAAAAGATTCTCATGCTCGGCCAAATCTAAGATATGAGCCATAACACTCTGTCTATCACCAGTGCCTACTGTAAAGCCCTGAGTGCGTGATTGGATACTCTTAAAGCGAGTAGCACGAACACCACCCAATCTTGCGTTATCACCAAATAAGTTGCTGACGATGATAATGCTGCCTTTGAAGGCAAACTGGTTAGGGATAACTACACCGTCATCTACGATGTTATTCATACGGTCACGAGTGACCATAGGGTTAGTAGTGTCCATGGCACTGTTCAGTGCTGTAAGACAATCTATGTCGTGCTCAGCATTACGACAGTCATCTAAGATGAGAATCTTACCAGGATGACGGTGATGGTATAACTGAACATGAAGTTTGGCTGATGTTAGACTACCTTTAATGATAGTGTAATCATAGCGACCACGGTCTTCTGTAGTGCCTTCACGCAGGCCTTTAGCCTTAAGCAAACCTCCTATGGTATAACTCTTACCAGTGCCAGGAGCACCTTTAACGATACCATGTCGCTGTCGCTTGCGAAGAATACGATTTATATAATCGTTAAAGTCATCACGCATGTCGCGAACATCACGAACGGCTTGCTCTAACGGGGGACTCCAAACTGGATCGTTCTGGAGTGATTGGATAAGACCAGGGTTGGTCTTCTTAACTACTGCTACTTTAGCCATAATAGGCCTCCTTTAAGATATGAACTAACACTGATAGCCCGACATGGACTACCTTTTTTTTAGTTCATGTATGTATTATACATGAACTGGGAATTTATGTCAATTAATGAAGCGTAGCATCTTCTTCTTCAGGATCATAAAAACCTAACACCATCACACTTCTCTTATCGCTGTCGGTTTTAGACAGCGTCCATGTAAGCAATCTATGCGATGAATCTTTAAGGGACTCATCCATATAGTATGTCTCTAATCCGTGCTTACTGGTAAGAGTAAGTAGTGTGCTGGGCGATGAGATATTTAGATTACCTAGACCTTCTACCTCTGTAGTAAGAATGTATTCACCGGTAGTAGCCCGATGAATCTCGTTATCAAAATCTTCACCGCCGTCGAATGTAAGATCCACTGATGCTGTATATGTCATAATAGACTCCTGTTAATTTACTGAGTTACTGCTTCGTAGCATGAATCTACGAATGGAGTAGACCTGCCGTTATTTAGGCCTTCACCTAATAGCACTGTAAGCACTACACGTGATTGCTGACTAACGATAAGCACTACTTTATTAGCACGGTCTTTACTAGCCCATGCCTCGACCATCTGGTCTGCGTTAGTATCGCGATATGTCTTCGCTTTGAAGAATGCTGAACTGATATCCACATCTGCCTCCGTAGGAACTTTAACTTTAAGACGCTCGGTCATACGCACTGCGGCGTGATAACTGAACATGACCTTTTTACTACCTTTTACCTGTGCCATAATAGGCCTCCTTTTGCTGTTAACGATAAGTTATTATAGCATCAAAATCATTTAGTGTCTATTTAATTTTGGTGCTATCATGTAGTGCCTAATTGCTTACTACATGTATGTATTGTAGCACCGAATTCAATTTGTGTCAATTAAGCGGCTTTATGTAAAACCAAACGAGTGCGTGGATCTACTGACAAAACTTCTGTGTCCAATTTTGCCAACACTCGCGCCAATTCTGTGTAAAAGTCATCACCATGTTTTTGGTGCTGTTCTCTTATGTAAACTTCCAGTCGTAGTTTTTCAGTTAGTGTCATGTTATCTCCAATTACATGTTTTGGATACGGTCAATAAAATACGCTTTAAGTGCCTGCGTATATGCTACAGTTTTTGCTGTTTGGTGCGCCTCAGTGGCAACAAATTGTAGTTGTTTTGCTACTTCAGTAATAGTAAGGTCAGCCATTTGGTAAATGATTTGATCCTCAAGTGTATGTGTTTTAGTATTTGCCATTTTAAGTCCTTTGTGTGTTAAAAAATATGTAATAACTGAACTGCTACTACATGTATGTATTGTAGCAGTTTGGTCATTTTGTGTCAATTAAACGGGCTGTAATAAATTAGTATACTGTGGGCAAACACTATAAAATAATAGTGCCTGTTCTGGTGACATAGCAACTTTCATAATACCATTTTCATTTGTCAAAGCAAAATCTTTATTTTGCTGATTCCAAAATGTTCCCAATTCATAGTATAAATGGTAGCCACTAACATACGCAGGCTGTCCTGGCTTTGCGTTTATTACATTGTCTTGTTCTACATTAAATTCAATTCCTAGCATTTAAGCTCCTTTGTGTTAAAAACATAGTATAGCAAATTTGGTATTTTATGTCTATTTAATTTGTGTTGTTAAAAAACAACAAAATACCCCCCTATACTTTAGTATTACAAAAGGAAAACCCCACCTATATAGGCAGGGCTCCCAAGGATAAACCAGCAAACGGCCAAGTAAACTGGCAATAATATTTAGCCACAAAAAAAGCCCCAGGTGTTACCCCAGGGCTATCAATTACACTAACATACTAAAAAATATGACGGGTAAGTTTAGAACCCATCAAATTCGTTATCAACCTCTGGCTGATAACTTAGGACACTACCTCTTGGCGTGCCCACGACTTTGAAGAAAGCTTCATCGTCAAAATACTTAGTTCTTAACTTCTCGTAATAGCCCTGTTGCCATAAGCGTTCTTCTGTGCTAAAATTATCACCCTGACGATTTATGTAAGTGACTTCTCTGTTTACCAATTGGCGTTTTTCACGAATAAGTTTGGCATGCGGGTAACGCCAAACAGCCCATGGTTGTAATTTAAGTATTTCTCTGTTGAATAAGATTGTTTGTAATCGTTCTTCAGCGACATACAAACTCATCCAACCCTGATATTTTCTTCTACTAACTATTTTATCAACGCGATAAAAACATTGGTCGGCAATGAATACTAAATCTATAGGCCTGTGGGTATAGATGGCTAAGTTGTAGTTGTCAGGTTCTGCACCTGTATATGTTGATGGACCTGTGGGTAAAGTCCATTCAATGTGTTTGGTTACTGGCAGTCTAGGATCGGTTAGTTTTTCCACAGTTTGATCTATATACTGCCAGTAATCACTGGGGTTTTTACGCTTCATATCTCTATTTAAGAGACCGATCCATTAGTGTTTTACCAACCAATATCCTATGGCACTGATAACTGCCACTGCTATAGTTCCCATGGTGGCAATAATTTGAACATCCCTTTTAGCTGAGGCTTTTTCAAGTGCCAATTCAATTCTAGCAAAGTTTGATTGGATCTCCTGACCAAGCGTATTGATTTTACTCTCAACTTTATCAAGTCTTTCTGTGAGGCCATCAATTTTCTCCTGTATGCCTTGGTAGCGAATCGCACATATCTCTACATGCGTTGCCAAATCAGTTTCTTCTTTACTCATATTACTTTTTCTTTTTTGCTCGCTGTTCGCTAAGGCGTATTGCCACGCCTTGCTTTTGCGCTTTAGCACGGCCTCCTGGCCCTGGGTAATAGTGTCCACTTGATCCATATTTGTATCCCGATCCGCCTCTAGGGCCTGTGACTTTTCTTACTGGCATATCAACTTCTCTTAGGCGGCTTCTTGCCTCTGTTGGTTTTTGTTCTGCTGCCTCTTAATGGTAAGTTTCTCATAGTTAACTCCTAGTTTATTTAATATTAGACCAATCACTATCATCTTAAAAGTGATTGGTCCTATAATGTATAATATCATGCCGCAGCCATAAATTCGCAGGATGCATAGTTGCCAACGAAATAAATGGTATACATTGCTCTTGCTCCGTCGGCTATAGTGTTGTGGTTGTCGCTGATCTGTGTGCCGTTGTTGCGAACACGTAAGTCACCATTACCAATTGCTGATCCGCTGTTGTTATAAACCATGATAGCCAAGTGTCCGCCTTCTCCTGCTACAGTTAGGTTGTCCACATCAATGTAAGTTGGGTCAGTTCCTGTAGTTAGTGTAAGTTCAATAAAGTTATTTACACTTGCTGCCGGAGTGTAGGTTGTGCCACGTGCTTGGCTTACTGTAGTCAATGCACTACGGTGTGGACGACTGTTTAGAATCTTATCGTTGTTTATCACCATGTAGTCAGTGCCGCTGGTGCTATCAAATACATAAGCATCACTTCTAAATGTAGTGCTGAGATTATCTGTGGTCATACGCTCTGTTAATGAGGTGCCACCTATATTTGTTGTTTCAATAGTAAAACGTGATCCTGCTCGTGCTGTGCTAAAGTCTTCTGCGGCACGAACCGTAAATCTACCACCAATATTACTATTAAGAACAAAACCAGTGGCGTCTCTAGTATTAACGCCACGCATAGTCATTGTGCCAAGGATATCATTATTCTTTAATGGCTGTCTTCTACCTGCTACACCACTTTGTCTAGCACCCACGATTTGTAAATTATTAGCACCTGCTAATTGATAGTTATCAGGTCCAAGAGCCATTGTCACAGGGCTACCACTAGATCCTGTTAATTGACTTTGACTTACTGTATAAGTTCCAGTGCCGCCGGCTGTGAAAAAGTTAATAGCTGTGGCACTTAATCCAGATGTTAGGTTGCGATTTAATGTTACGGTTGTGACTCCAGCGTTAGTTACAATGTTAGTTACCAAAGTATCATTGGGCACGCCTGTGGCAATAACTAATTGACCCACAGCAATACCTGTAGCACTGGCCACTGTAATAGTTGGTGTGCCGTTTGTGCCTGTGGCAGTTGTTGTTGCTAGTGCGGCTGTGGCACTGGTTAATTGTGCTGTAATTCTTGTAAGTTGGCTAACACCTGTGCCATATACTTGTTGTCCCACTGATAATATGCCACTTACCACTGTTGATACTGTTAGTGTTGTGCCTGCACTGCCAGCACCATTGTCAATATAACCTGTGATGCCGGCTGTGTCCCCTGTAACGCTGCTAACTACCAATGCTCCGTTGATAAAATTAACATTATTCAAACCAATACGATTATATAATGTATTTCCATCAGCACTGGTTAAGATATTTTCTGCGGAAGTAGAGTTATCACCTAATGTTAAACCCGGACTTACATTAATAGGAACTGTGACATTGGTGCCGCCTACATTTACCGTTTGTGTTGTAGCCACAGTTTGACTCAATGCCATGATACCTTGACGACTTGCTGAAGTTCCTGCTATGGAATTGAATTTTACGCCTGTTGGCTGATATTGCATAAGCCATCTAGAACCAGCATTTCTAGTTCCAGCACCTGTAAAACTACCTGGTGTTCCCGCACTAAACAATGTTTGGCTACGAGTAACAGTATAAGTTCCAGTGCCGCCTGTGCCTGTTCCATAAGCACTAATAGCAGTGCCATCTAAAATACCTGTGGCTGATAACAATAATCCTGGATGGACATTGGTGCCACTTGTAACTGTTAATGTAGTTCCACTGATATAACCATTAAAACTTGCTGTATCTGCGACAAAATCTTCTGTGGCTAAGCCTATGAGTTGTAATGGATTACCACCACTGCCTGTGCCGCTGACAAAGTTTGTGCCATTAAAGCCACCTATTTGAAAAACACCCATAACAGCAGCGCTGGCTGTTTGTGTGCCGGCACCTGTGCTTGTGGGTGTGCCTCGCTTACCGTCAAGGGCTATAACTGGCACAGGGTTTGTGGTTGATGTTCCATTAGGTCTATTTTGACCATAATCACGCAATGCTATAACGCCATTTCTACCTGCGTCGGTGTTATCTACGAATAAACTAGGACTTGACGGTGAACTAACATTGCTGGTAATAACGGGATATAATCCAGCACTATCAACACTGGCTCCACCTATACATACAGTGTCACCTAGGCTACTACCACCTAATGCACTAAATCTAGTATTGGCCACTGTTATACCATTGCCAGTAGGTGCTAGTATAATATTACCATCACCATTTAATGCTGAACTTGCCACTGTTTGACTTGGTCCGCTAACTGTCCAGGTAGAACCGCTACCGCTGGTAATTACTGTTCCACTTAGAGTAGTTCCGCCTGTAACTGTTTGTCCAACTGCCACTGTGCCACTGGTTAAAGTTCCAATGGTTAGTGTATTACCGCTAATGCTTGAACCTGTTGAAGTAAAACTATTAGTGCTACTAACGGTGTTGCCGTTGATATTTAGATTATCTACATTTAATTGACTACTAACTGTAACAATACCAGTTGAGTTAGCAATGCTGGCGGCTGCTGTGCCATCTAAAGCACGAATGTTTGTAACATCTAAATTAGTGATATCTGCTGTGGTGATTGCAACCACACCAGTTGAATCAGCGATAGAGATTGCCGCAGTGCCATCTTTGGCTTTGATGTTTGTAACTTCCACATTGGTAGTGTCCACTGTGGTAGCACCTGTTATGCTAGCAACGCCAGAGACTGCGCCTGCGTCTGTGATAGTGACACTGTCGCCAATGTCAATACCATTTTTTACTTTGAAATTTTTCGTTGTCATAGTTCATTTTCCCTATTAGAATAAACTGGTTCTTACCAATTTGAATGTTGTGCTGGTTGCACTTGTTGGAGTTGCTCTTAGGCGTAATTCGCTATTAGCATAGTCTGCTGTAAATGTAGCCAAAGCAGCACCGGTTTTCAATTCGCCATAAAGTGTAATTTGAGCACCACTAGGCTCGCCTGGGTCACGCATAATCATTGCTTCAACTGTGTGTATGTCAGTGCCAGAACCAACCACAATCATTGCTTTCATAGCCAATCTAGTTGTGACAGTTAGTGTAACTATGTTTGTGCTAGTGGTTGTAACAGTTCTTGCTGTAAGCGCGCCAACTTCAACGCCTGCCAAATCTTTAATAAAATAAGCATTTGCGCTGGCTTCTAGAGAAGTTACTTTAGCAGTAGCATCTATATCACCTACTACACTAACTATACCTGTGCCAGCAGGATCCAGTATAACGTTACCATTTGGATCTGTGCTACTGATTGTGTTGCCATTAATGTTAATGTTGTCAACTTGTAATTGTGGAGCAGTAGTTTTCTTGTTTAAGTTCCAACTGTCATCATCTGCTTCATATAAAATTGTGGCTGCTGTAGTGGGACCTTCTAATGTAATACCACCACCATCTGCCGCGGCTGCGTTGGCTGCGCCTTTGGCAATGGTAATGTTCTTGTCATCTACATCCAGTGTAGTGCTGTTAATTGTAGTTGTTGTGCCGTTGACAGTTAAGTTGCCTGCCACAGTGACATTCGCGCCACTTAGGCTAATTGCTGTAGTGCCGCCGTTGCTCTTAATCGCATTGCCTGCGACAGTTAAATTATTTTCCACAATAACATCAGTGCCACTAAAAGTAAGATTTCTATTACCGCCACTGCTGAAGATTTCATTACCTACAACAAACAAAGCGCCGGCTACCGTGACATTTGCGTTACTTAAGGTAATTGCTGTAGTATCACTACTACTACGAATAGTATTACCATTAATACGTAGTTGGCCAGGCAATGCTGTATCTCCACTGCCGTTTAACAGCGTAAGTTCTCTAAAAGTAGTGCCTGTTAGTGGACTACCATTGTTATATTGACGCACATAAATTGGTTCTGTGCCATCATCGCCTGTGGCAATGACCATATAACCAGTGTTATTACTAGTAGTAGCGGCACCGCCCACAAACCAATAGTCATTACCGCTTACTGTGCCCATTACACCGCGGTTAGTAGTTGTGGCATTATCGTTGAATAAAATACTGCCAGTAACTTGACTGTTAACTGTTAGTATATCGCCACCGCTACTGCCAAGTGTTACGTTATTGTTGAATATTGAATTAGCGTTTACAGTTAATGAATCACTGGCAGCATTACCAATTACTACAGCAACGTCAGCGCTGGTGATGCCTATATTAACTTCACCACAGTTAATGTTTACTGTATCAATAGCACCAGTGCCCAATGTTGTATTGCCATTAACTGTTAAATTTTCAGTGACAATTAAATTATCATCTACTGTAACAGTTCCACTTGCTGAGTCAATAGTTAGGCCGCCTGTGCTGGTATCAATTTCGTTATCACCAGTCCAACCTACTTGAACGTTGCCGGCTTTAACGCCACCGAATGTTACGCTGCTACCAGTATCTAATTGTTGATTAGGTAATGGAATGTAGCCACTGCCGTTAGTAGTTGTTTCCCAACGGTCAATACTTTCATTCCAACGTATTGCTACAGTGCCGTCAGGACGACTTACTTGAATTGTAGCACTGGCTGCTGGGTTAGCATTATTCAATACAATGTTAGTGCCATCTAAGTATAAGTGGCCGCCACCTTCGGTAAACAAATCACCTATAACACTTAAACGTCCGTCAACTTGTGTTTGGTTATTAATAAACCATTGTGTGTCACTTTCATCCCACTTAATATAGGCATCTCCAGTGCCGCTAGTGCCGCGCTCTACTGTAATCTGTGCGTCATTGCCGCCAACACCGGTATTAAATGCATTTAAGATTAAATTGCTAGGCGCAATATACGCAGCAGTTTGATCTATAGCCAATAGTTTTTCAGTGCCCTTAGAAAAGTATAAATTTAAGCCTGTTCCGTTAATTAAGGTAACTATCGTGCCGCTGTATTGCACATTAGTAAGTTTACATTGTGTAGTAGTTAATGAATCTGAGGCAACATAATATGTGCCATATAAAGCCAGGCCATTAGTTGATTTACCACCATAGAATATTCTATCTCCAGCACTAAGTCCATGTGCTGTAGGAAAGACTAGCGTGCTATTATTAATAATGCTAGTAGCCAAAATAAAGTTAAAATTGTTTACGCTAGTGCTTAAACGAATTTGATGATTGCCATTTTCTCTTAAGATAGTGGATATACTACCAAATAACACAGGTTCTTGTCCATCGCTGACTAAACGCATCAACATACCAGCGCCATCGGCATCAGTATAATTATTTGCGCCAGTATTAGTGCTAGTAACCAAGGCTGATTGGCTACGACCATATACGCCTGTATCGGATTCAAATGTAGGCCTATTAGATGTGCTACCAAATTGAACTACGTTATCGTTGACCCAATTGGTGCCATCATAATAAAACATGTCACCTCTAGTGAAACTGGTTGTTTCAACATTGTTTATGTCTGTTAAATTGCGAACGAATACACTGTTAACACCATCACCATTGTCAAAATACCAACGGTCTGTGGCATTGTCCCAGAATATCTTTTTATCTGTGAAACCCTTTAGAGTAATACCGCCACCATCTGCTGTGGTGTCACTGGGACTACCAGTAGCAGCCAATTCAATGTTTTTGTCATCTACTGTTAGTGTAGTGCTGTTAACAGTTGTAGTTGTGCCATTAACTGTTAAATTGCCTCCCACTACCAAGTCACGCTGAACGTTAACTGGTTGTCCGCTGGGTGTGTTTAAGTTTAGCGCACCAGTGCCTGTGGCAATTGTGTTACTACTAATGTAAGTGTCACCACGAGCAATGTTGTTATTAAAATCAAAAAAGTTAGTAGACCTGTTATAAGCAATAGCACCATTAGTGCCGTTAAAGTAAATGGTGCCATTGGCTGCACTGTTGTCACTGTTAATGCGTAGTGCTTCTGTGGTAATGTTTACATCGCTACGGAATGTGCTGCCATTAGTGTTTAGCGTTAGAGGAGTTACATAGTTAGCACCGTCATCTAGCGTAGTAGAAAAATTAAGCGTAATGCCACCACTGGTGTTTATAGCAGTGATGCTAGCAATTTCATCTTCTCCTTGACTATCGCTTTTCAATTCAAACGCAAGGCCTACACCGTCGTTATTAGTGTAATTAGTAGGACCATAATTTTTACGAAGATACATGGCAAAACTAGAAGCATTGCTAGCGTTAACATATTCTGCGACTAATCTATTGTTGGCAGTAGCGGTAGCGATAACATTATTGTTAATCCATTGTGTGCCATCATAAGTCAGCAAATCACCAGCAGTTCTAGATGTAATAACAACATCTGATAAGTCGTTCAAACTTTGTGTGGCGGCAACAATACCACCTGGTGTGCCAATCAAATCTCCAACCCATAATGCCGGCACTAGCGCAGTGGCGTGATCCGTAACAAATATCAGTTCACCCGGCATAGGTGTCATTGCCAAACGTTCTGCGTTGGTGCCTCGTCTTAATTGTAAAGCCATATCTTAAAATCCTTTATGGTGTTGTCGGGTCTTCTTGCCAGACAAAACTTTCAAAGTCAACATCTATATCAACTTCATTTTCTACTACGCTGGTGTAGCCTAAATCCAACTTGTAAGCAGGAATAACATCTAGACTACCAAAATCAATGTTAGTCATTGTCTTCATAACCCAATAACCGTTGTTAGGTAAAACAAACTTACCAAAGTCTAACTTTAGCATCGCTTGTTTTATATTTAACACTTGTTCTTTGAGTTTGTTATTGTCCGGATCCCAAAAGAATGCTGGAACTTCCAAATCAACTTCACCTAAGTCGCTGAATGGACCATAAACGTTTGCTCCAGCAGCATTAGTAGTTACCGTTCTAGCTCTTAAGAAATATTTCTTATCTGTGTTGTTAGCAGGTAAGCCTGTGATAATAACTTCACGCTGTTCATTGCGTGGTATTGTTTCGCCATTAACAGGACGTAGTTCTTCTACTTTGCTATAGTTCTTATCTATAGGATAAGGAAACTTCATAGTCAATGGTATGTTAGTCAATGTGCCCGAATAGTTTTTACTTAAACGATAAGTTCCTGTTCGTCCTGTAGTGCCTGTAAGTTGTGCTGTAATTGTAGTGCCAGGAATCAATGCGTCAGCAGTCATTAATATTCTGCTGGCGTTGCTGCCAATAGACTGTGCTGTGCCTGCTTGATTAGTAACTATGTAAGTGCCTACGCCACCTGCTGTGCCACTTACTTGACTTTGTATTCTTGTATTCTTTGCTACTACTGCTGTGCTGGTTTGACTTACACGCCCAATAATAGTTTGTCCAACACGCACTGTGCCTGTTATAATACTTTTTACTTCTAATAAACTTTGGCTGGTTGTGGCTCCATTACTGCCATTGCCTGCTACAAGGTAACCTTCAATAACACATTCTTCTGTGACTAAACTGATGCCTGTGATGTTGCCTGTGCCAAAAGCAATTGAATTTACTGTTAGTGTGTCACCTTGTATAGTGCCTGTAAACTTAGCACGATTCACTGTAGAGTAAAATGCTCTTACACTCAGTGTTTGACTGTTGTTTACTGCGTAAGTGCCGTTACCACCATTGCCTTCTAAATAGCCTGTAATTTTGGTTTCATCTTGAATGCCCACAGCAAACAATTCACTGCTATAGCCTGCGTTGCTGCCAGCGTCTAACCATAACTGCTGTCCAATATTGGTCTGCGGAAAATTGGTTGCTGTTAATTGAGTGCCAACAATTTGTCCTCTAAAATAAGCATCTGCGCCCAAGCCAGCAAAGTCATCACCTTCAGCGGCAAATATTTCCACTGCGGTAAATGGACCACCTGTGCTGGGTGTAGTTACGCGAATAACTGCTTTAGGAACGCTGCCGTTTGGATCTGTTTTGTCTCCGTCAATTTCAATGCCAGGAGGAGGTAAACTGCCACTACCATTAGTGTTGATAATACCAATGTTTTCACGTGGATAGAATTCGCTGATGTTTCTATCATCATAGACTTGTTCATTGTATTCTAAGGCAGTGATTTCTGCTCCAAGTCCGCCTTCATCGGTTTCTACTTCCTTAACACGCACAACTCTAAAAGGTTTGTAGCCTGTGGAATATGTGTTGACATCATCCCAGCCATATACGCAGGGCACGCCACTACGCACGCCTATAACATCTCCGGCTTGCACTTGTAGTCCATAGTGAGTAGTGCTAAAACTAACTACCAAATCATCGCGACTTTGTTCTAGCTCCATGTTTAGAATACGCTCTGCTTGTATGTTGTCATTACAAAATTCTAACGTTAGATTAACTTGGTTAGCGGGCTCGTTGTAGTTTAACAAATGCGGTGCTGTATCGCGTAGATATATCTTAGCATAAGACTGCTGGTCTTTGTTTTTGCCATCAAAATACTGTGCTTCACCTTCATTGAATAAATCTGTTAGACTACTGCTACTCAGCGTGATGCCACTGATAATTTCATCGCCACCAAAATACCAAGCAGGACTTTCTGCCTTTTTAATAATTACACGCCACTGGCCTTGAGTCACATCATAACTCATCCAAGCGCCTGCGTTTAACAATAAACTGTCAATGTTTTGTTTAACATCGTTATTGGTATTAACTAATCCATTTATGCGATAACGTGGGCGATTGGGTATAGGGTCACCTGCTTGATAATCAATTGGTTGCCATGGCACTGATTCATCACAGTAGTTAGCCCATGCTACAAAACTATCGTAATTAATTTCTGTGGGATTAACAGCACCACCATAACGCTCACTGGTCATGTAGTCTATCAATGCCACTGCTGGGTTACCTGCGTTGTTGCTCATTTCAAAGGTCATATTAGCTAAACCTGTTAGACCCTTGTCACTGCTATACTTCATGGTCATAATGGCAAATATAAAACCCTGCATTTTATAGTCTGCGGCATTAGCCCATTGGTCTGCGTTTATAATAGGACATTGAGCATATGCGGTAGTATTAGCATAGGCTGTGCTGTCACCAGTTCTACCTGCTACGGGCACCACTGTCTGCGTTTGGGCATCCCAACGATAGACATGAAACGTGATAAGGTCTTTGTAGTTTTCATCTGTATGATCTTCTGGTTCGTCATAGGCTGCGTTGGCACGTTTTTTACCACGCTTAACAGTTGTGCCACCATCAAATTCTAAACGCAGGTCATTCCAATAAATGTTATCCAGTCTATAGGTTGTGCCAGTGACGTTGACTGTTTCTGCCAATATCATGGCATAAGTCATTTTTTCATTTTCATCACTAATGTAAGCATCAATAATAATAGGGTTTACAAATGCTTTGCCATATAACACAGGCACTTTATTAGTAGTAGCGGGAGGCAATTGAATTCTAGTGCCTTGATTAGGTGCTTGTGCGCCGGCGCCGCCTGTGCCGCCATTTACTAGTCTACTAACAACCATGCTGGCACCCACAGCCACGATACTGCTGACCACAGTAAA